AAATATATTTTTCAATTTGGCGGCTTACATCCACAAGGCAAGCCCTGCCTGTCGGAGTACCGACAGGCAGCACCTTCGGGTTGTGGTTTTACGCCGCCGTTATAACGAAGGTTATGGGGATGTATATTCGGATGCACAACTGGCTCTTCTGCCAGAACTTCTGGTTTTTGTCTGCTGGTTTTCTTCTGAACTTTGGTCACTTTCTTAGCAACTTTCTTTGCACTCATCATATTCTCCTTTAGATTGCGTTTTGTTTCGCATTAGCTTATAATCAAAGCATTTCCAAGGAATGTATTGTTTGACACAATCTAAAAAATACATAAATGATTCTTTATTAATGTGAATCATTGGTAGCCCATTATCAAAATAAAGATGAGACGTAACAGACTTCTCTCTTAATTTTTCTATTAGAAACTCAACGCTAGTAGGAGAAAAAGAATTAGTACATAATGCTCCATGTCTTCGTATACATCTTTCTCCAAGTAAATTAGATCCATCATCGCAATACCATATAGCTATGGTTTGCCATGTAAGATCTATGTTTTCCGGCACTGTTTTTATGCCATCTTTGTACCATTGATGCCTTAAATCTGTGAAAATTGGGCATGAAACTGTGTTGAACAAACAACTATGCAACATATCAGCATGATGACTCATTGTCTTAAAAGGATTTTTTCTTGATCTATACCGTATACTTAAGCCTAACGGTTGAAGAATATTATGAACTCCATAAACATATTCCTCTTGAGCTAAAGAGTGTTCGACAGAAAGGCATGTATTCTTACGCCTAATTTTTTGAACATGACCATCGCCTAGCAGTTTACCGACGACTATATTCTTTTGTTCATCGGTTAGTGACTTTGGCAAACTATCGTTGCGTATATTTTTCTTTGATATCCCATATTCATTTTTCCACTTAACTATGGTCCTGTCACTCACCTTATATTTAGCCGCTATTTCTTTATCTGTCCATCGCCCGCAATCGGCTAAGAGGCTTTTCATTGGTGGTTTTAGATTAATTCCTGTCCATCTTAACCAACATCTAATGGTAGACCATCCAACATTATAGTGACTAGCAACTTCACGAATGTTTGCTTTTGTGTTTATCACATCAAGTAACTCATTTTTTGGCGGCGTTGTATTCATGCCTTAATTATATAGTGTTTGCCGTGGAATAATCCACTGCAAACTAAATTATTGTTGAGAATTCTCAGCGGCAATGAGTGCCCCCCTGCTCACGGAGTAAAGTGGGTCTGTAGGTCTCACAATTGAGCCAATCGGAATTGGCAAGCTCGCTTGTGTAACCACTTCCCTAAACATTAAATCGAAACCCGAAGGTATTGACGTACCTCCAGCAATTACGATATCCAGAGGCTGATCACTTCTGGATTTTTTGCCGGATTCGGTGATACCTTTCTTAATTGTCTGTACCGTTTTTTCTAACATAATACGATACTGGGTTTGAATAGCACGCTCGACCAAAGTCTTTGGTGACTCAGAAAGATTGATTTTAGTCTTTTCTTGGTTGATAAAAGTTGTGTTTTCACCTGTGGCCTTTGCGGCCATTTTATCAATCCAGTCACCACTGTTAACAATGGAGAATTGAAACACGGGTGCCCCGAATATGGCGTAGCATAGATTGACCATGCCAGCCCCGAAGCTAATGCCGATCCCGGTATATTGTTTAGAAGCTAGTTCAGCATAAACTAACGCCAGACCTTCATTGATTGGAAAAGCCTGGACTTTGAAACCTTTTTCTGATTCATAAGCACGGAAAATAGCCTGAAGAATCTTTCCATGATAATCAGCATCTGTTTCTTCATTAAGAGCATTTGCAGGCACTGAATAATAAAGTGGCTCTTTTTCGTGCCTGATTGGCTCTAGCAAACTGTGGATCATGATGTTCATGATCTCGAAAGCATCTCGTTCTTTTGGATTTACACAGCCATCTTTCATTGGTCTGCGTAGTTCAAAGTCCGACATGCTGTATGCCATGCGAACCGCCTTTTCGCCAAGAGCATAAGCAACCTTGTCTCTTTCTACCAAAGGCACTTCACTGGTTTTCATCATGTTAAAGACGAACCTGTCTTCAAGAGGAATTGCCAAGAAAGCATTGACTTCTCTACGATAAGAGAAGTTGTTTTTCTCGTCTCTAGTGCATGCAACCATGTTATACGTGCCAGCATCAAAACCTATTGCCATAATGTCTCCTTAAGCTTTCTCTTCTTTTCCAAACTTGACTTTGGTTGATGAAAATTCAGGAATAACCCAGTCAGGCTTGTCTTCTTCTTTCTTCTTTTTCTCTTGCTGTTCACTTAGAGCAACACCGTTCAAGTTGATATCCAACTTGATATGTATCGTTAGTTCTCCTTCTTTTGTGACAACTTCAACATTTTTACCTTTTAGCTGAACCATGCCTATATATTAACTTTCATGGGCCATTTCGAAAACATTTTATCAATACCTTGAAATATTTCGTCATTTGTGATCTCAGTCAAGCATGGCCTTAATGTATCTCCTGGCTTATATTTAGGGTGCGTGCATAGCGAATAATTGTAACAAGGTCCACAAGACCAGTTACCGTTATCCCGATGTTTTTGCACTAAGACAAAATCAAAATACTTGCCTCTGAATTTTCCATCCACATGAGTGAATATGCCGGTCATAGGTTTTTTTAGACCACCAGCATAATGAAACACAGATGTATCCACGGTAACAACATAGTCAGCGGCACAAACAAAACTGAAGAATTCATGAGTATTGTAGCCGCAAAGGACAGGAACATCGAGTTCATCTAGGATATTAGCATCAAACATATGAGTACTGTAGACAAAGCAACCTTTTTTTCGAAGGTATGCAACAGTTGCAGCGATCTGCTTGTTTGTCAATGTACGAAGTGCCTCGGCAGCAATTGGAGTAAACAAAACGCTAGGACTTTTTGACTGACCGCATCTTGCCTTTATTTGCCTGACTTGCAAGTGTCCATTTTGTATTTGATGTGGAGATATTATAGGCATGTGCATGTTGTGCCTGGTCAAGATAACCCCACAGTGTTCCGCCCAAATATCGGCTCGGTGCTTATCAGCTACAGGTGATTTACATTCGTATTTGATGCAACAATTTGATGTATTGTAAGAAACTAAGAACTCATTGCGATCAATATTTGAGGAATCACGCAACTCATTTACATGAGGATGGTTGGCCATAATACTGTGATAGGAAGCAGGACAGGCAAAAACAAGATGTATGTCTGGCATCACACGATGAAAATCTTCAAACATCATGCGATGCATGAGAATATCTCCAATGCCCCTAGCGTCTCTTATGACAAGAACCTTGTTCCTTTTGTCATAAAATTCACGCAGCGACATTTTGTGCAGCTTCTTGATATGCCTTTTGAGCAACATGACATAAATGAGTAATAAAAACAAAAAAGCCCAGTCAAGACTGGGCTCAATTTGCAAGCTGAATATCAGCTAGTAGGAGTGATCATGACGGACATGATTATTTGAACACTTACGTTTGAAACACCACCCTGGAAGGCCAGCTTGGTGACAGCAAGGTCGTTAGCATTGAATATTTGAGTATCCGTAGCCTTGAGTATCATGACTGCATTGGTTGAACCACTAAGCTGAACCTTGATGTCATAGTTCGTAGAAGTTGACGGAGCAAAGTTCTGCATCTGGACAAACTTGGCGAAGCCACTGTAAGTTCCAGCAATGTCAAAGTAGTTGGTAGAAAATGTATCACTTGAAAGAACTGGGCTATGGAAGGTGCTGCCTGATGTGTTGTCATTCAAAACCACACCAAAGGTGTTCTCTTGAATGTCATCACTATATACCGAACCATCATCACTTATAACTGTGATGAATGCCTGGTCTAATGGCAATTGAGGATATGCAAATCTCTTCCAATAGTTGCAATCGGTAAAAGTCTGGCCATCTTCAAGATCTCGTCTGATAAGACGTGGACCACATACACTAATAGTTCTCTGAATAGATGGCAGCATTTGTGTGCCAATCCCAGCAGTTGTATTAGCTGTTGGAGATGCCGTAGTTGGGTTTAAGTCCAGAAGACCCTGCTGCGTATTGTTTAGTTGAACTTGAAAGACTGAAATGGTAGCCTCCTTAAATTATCTATCTTGTCATCCCTGTCTGAGTATATATATTTCTGAGGTGATAATTTATCTTGATTAATATGCAAAATAATGTTACATATATATTAGTTTTACTTTGGAGAACAAACTATGCCAATGCCAACAGCATGGACACAAAAAGAAATAGCCATTCTAAAAGAACATGGGTCAAACAAGACATCAAAACATCTTGTCGAATTGTTGCCTCGTCACAGTTCGAAAGCTATCGCAACTAAACGACATAGGCTGAAAATAAATGGACCATTTACCAGAACTCAAGTGCCTTGGCTTATAAGTGAAATTGAACTTATGAAGCAACATGCTTGTAAATTACCAATTGAAGAATTAGCAAAACTATTTCCAACTCGTAGCCAAGCATCCGTTGCAGGACAACGGCAAAGAATGGGACTGTATTTAGAAAAGAAAACTTTAACAAGAATAAGAAGTAATTGTTCAGCACAACTAGATTATTCTTTTTGTTTGAACGATTTAGATGATGTTACTTTTCAAGTATTAATTGGAAGTCTCCTTGGCGACGGGTGTGTAATGAAAAAAGAAAAAGGAGTAACTTATTTTTTTTCAGAAGTTCATTGTGATGCACAAGCAGATTATGTAAAATGGAAAATTGAAAAGTTAAATGTGTTTGCTCCACGTTTCTGCAAGCTTGGTTATGGAGCAGAATGTACCACTAAAACTCATCCTATTTTTACCAGTTTGCGTAATAAATTTTATCCTCCTGGGAAAAACTGTCTTAAAAATAAAATACCATTAGATTTGATGGAAAACTTGAATTTGTTGGGATTGTTGATTTGGTATCTTGATGATGGAACTCTAGGAAATTCAGATAGACGAACTCCTTATCCATATATTACCGCCAAAGGTTGGGATTATCAAGAGCTATTAAAATTTGCAAACATACTTAATAAGAAGTTCAGTTCTGATATAAGAGTTTTAAATGATAGAGATCATAAAGTTGTTCTTCCACGTTCAATATTTAAAATCATGAAACAATTAGCGTTAGAACAACAAATGCCAAAATGCATGCTTTACAAATTGAAGACCTCTGATGAATAGGGAATATTTGATTCATTAAGGAAAATTTTTACCGAATGTGGATCGTTACGATCTAGTTCACGGTAATAAGCAAAGGCACATTCGGATATTTTGTCTGAGAGTTCGCTTTCCAGGATAATTCGTTCCTCTCCTTCAAGGACGTGAACAAGTCTATCCTGGCAAGCTACAAATATTTTGATGCCAGGTAGCTCTTTTTCAATGAAAGGTCTAACTACTTTAAGTTGCAGCAACAATTCGGGATTGTCGCCAAGATAGCCGACACAATAATTATTTTTGATTTTTGCATATTTAGTAAGCGGGATAGCCATATGGACCTCACAACTGAAGACAAAGTTAAATTGAGTAAGCAGGCTATGGATTCTTTTGTTCGTAACTTTGATGAAGGGGAAGCGAGCAAAAAATTCGTCTTAGTATTCCTTCAAATATTACTAGAGAAAGATGAGGAAGAATGAGATTATATCTATATTTAGCCAAAAGAGATCGAACAAATATTCAGGTTGTAAGCGTCATTAATTCGATAAACAAGATAGATGCCACAAGGTTGGAGAATGCATCCTATCTTAATCTCCCAAAAGACAAAGTAGATATCCTTCAGCAATTCTTCTGTGAACACAAGATGGATTGGGAGCCCTGGATTGAAACAGCCAGTGACTACAAAGACTTGAAAAATAGATTGGAAAAAAGAGGTTACAAGAACATTTCATCTTCCTGCAAGCCACTGCATCCAATCAATCGACACTTGATCGAGAGTAAATTCCCAGTGCGACCCTCGATGTTGCGGCGTGCTAGTCCTTGATTTTTCTCACAAAAATTCTTGGAATCAAGAAAGACCCGCTATCCACCTCGACTAGAACATTGTTGTCTTCGTCTGATTCTAAAATAGTACCGCCGAACCGACGAAACTCACGGGCCAATTCAAGAAGATCTCCATCTTCAGTGGACATTTTTGAGGGTAGTCTTTTTAGACCAAGCTTAGATTCTACCCGTACACCAGCCAGTTCATATTTTCTTCGTTCTTCTGGAGTTACTTGCTTCTGTGATGTCATCCACTTTTTGAAGTCATTTAGCGAAAAAGATGGTTCATTTTTTTGTATTTCAAACTCTTCCATAACAATGACCTTGCCTTAAAAATCTTGATATACTATAATAACACAAGTCGAACGCAGGGCTTTGTGTTCGACAATAAACAAAGCACGCTGCTTATCTATGGAGGCACGAAATAAATTTCGAGAGCCGTTGTAAGCGGAAACTACTTTACCAAAGTAATTTAGCAAACTTGGCCGTGAAGCGTGAAGCCTTTCTTTTGACGAGGCAAGCACCATAACAATCCTTAGTTAAAAAAGGTGGCAATCTCATCCTCTGAGACTTGCTTGGAATTAGCATATGTCAGCACGTCTGGATAGTGCCCTATCTTAACTCCAGCTTTTGCAAGCCAGTGAAGGTTGCCATCAATTAGCTTGTGAGCCAAAACCTGTTGTGGATAGGCCCAGAGGCCCTTGTCTCCAGAAACCATACCTGGCCGTTCCGTCACAGAGCCTTCGTCGCAACAAAATAACAGCACCTTTTGCACCTTAAATCTAAAAGCCAAACCTAAAGCACCACATATCGGATTTCTGTAGTCATCGATTTCGTAGTCATGAGGTTCATGAAGTCCAGAATAATATTGATTGTTTACTGGACTGTATTGATACACTAATCCTTTGTATCTGTTGATGAATTCATAATTGGTTCTTTTCGATGCTATACAGCGAACCCAGTTTTGTCGCTGTGGTAAATAATTAACACAGTTTGAAAATGGGTTGTTCACAATGTAGTAGTTTATTCTCCTTTTTATCATCCACATATTAAGGGCATCGTTAACGCCCATAATAGCTACATTGTCTTTAATTTCATCCAACAAAGCATGTTTTTCCTTGAACAAATATCCTGTGTTCACAATGATCATGCTATGATGGGTGAAACTTTCAGTATCTATACGTTGAAGTGTTTTTTTACTGTTCTCAGTTTCATTGGCTAGCATCAATTGTGTATCATTTGGTGTAATTAAGTTGTTGACATCCACAGGAATGACATGATTTTTGGTGAAGTCTCTGATCCATATGTTTTCACCGGCGTAATAATAGTCGTTCCGATTGCGGTGGTGCTTCACAAAAATTTTCGTATCGTTTTCTATTGCGTTCATTTTTATTCCTAGTATGATTATCATTTCCCTGGTTGAGCAATGATGATTTCACTTAGTGCCTTGGCAATATCCTTGGCAATGTCAATATGTATGTTTACATCAACCGGCTTGCCGTCCCAACGCATTGGGATGTAAGGATCATCTGGCATTTCTAGCTTGATTGTATTGGGTATGTCGTGAACTATTTCAATTGATTTAGGTATGCCTGTAACCTGAATGTTGGCGTCTAGCTGAATGGTGCGTGGAAAATCAGGAGAAGGAACCAACATAATCGATCTGGGCACCTCGACAGCATCAAGTTTTATGCTTGTCGGTACCGATTCAGCAATTAACTGGATTTGCGACGGCAGATTGTGTATCAGATTGATTTCAGAAGGAATTCCTAAATCGTCAGCATCTAATGGAACATCGTAAGCTCCAACTCTTTCTGCCATTGGATTAGCCATAGCCATAGTCATGCTCATGTCTGTAGTACTTGGACAGCCAACAGTGACTATGCAAGATATAACTGGAGCTATGCCCCAATCTATGCTGATTGAGGAAGGACTTCCTCCTCCACTGCAATCTACAGTAGGAATTATCAAAGGAGGTAAATTGAACAGATTGCCAGGACATGCAGTTACCGGGGCAACAAAGGTTGGAAAATCAGGAACCTCTGGGATAGTAACCACCAAAGGATTAACTGATGGCACTGTTGGAAACGGCATGCCGTTGGCATAACTTATTGGCTGTTGAGTAATAGTACACGTATTTCCAGTGACGGTTACATAAGGATTGATATTGCTACTGCTTGCATAAGTGTGCGTGCCAGTAAATTGCGTTGTAGTATATTGTCCATCTCCAAAATCAAGTCTATAGGAAGTGTAATATCCATAAATAAGCACACAGTATTCTACCGTTGTACTGCCCGACCCGGTGGATATTACATTCAATATGAATTGCACTTCAGGGCAGCAATCGTCGGCAGGAGCAGCACAATTAACGATATTGGTCAAGGTTGTTGCCATAGATAAATTACTGGTAAGATGTGCCATGCTCTTTTTGGCAGGCTCGCTTAATGTCATGGCATCTACTAAATCACCAATGGTGTTTTCAATACTAACAATTGCCGCTGCGAGTTGATTGTGATGCTCAGCAATAACATTCCCGTAAACAGGAGTTCCTTTTGGGTTACTACTAGGCGTGCCTTCATATCCACGCAAACATCGTAGAAATTTCATGACTTTCCCTGTCTGATTTTTTTCCACAGCGTCATAATAGACAATTTCGTCGGATAAAGAAACAAAACCATTCTCTGCCCAGATGTCTGGATCGTTAGGAGCAACAGGTCGTATTTCTATTTCCGTTGCATCGGCAGTTAAAGCCTTAGCCAGTACGCTTTGACTGCTGTTGTACACCTTGAAGAGCGTGTAATTTGAGTCTAAGTTTATCGGAAATGTAGGCGTCGGAACTAAAAAATGCTTATCAACCATTGCTCTCCCTGTGGCCTAGTGCCCAATGTCGTAAACGTTGAATCTATGGCGTTATATTTAACAAAAACGCCACTGTCAAAGCTTATATATGCACGCCGGTCCTTGTCAGATGCCGCTAAAAATTTACCATAGCTTCGTGCATCGTGGAAAAGGGCGGCATGGGCATCGCCAACCTCCCAAATATTTGCAGCATCATTGTAGCCGAAAACATCACCGTTGCCGCTCAAAAAAAAGACGGTATCGTTGAGTGTAAGCAACTGACCTTCTTGTTTAGGCTCGGGCAGATCAAGAAGCTTGGTTATATTTATGAAATGCTCACCCATTGTGCCGTCTGTTTTGTAGAAGGATGATAGGTTATAATTTACTTCTTGGCCACCACTCCTTAATAAATACCCTATGTCGCCCCGCCAGGTTGTTCTATGCCTGCTAAAATGGCCAAAGATTGGCTCTCCATCTTTGTCAAAGTCAGTAGCATGTAATTTCAAATCATTGGCACCATTGATGTAATTGTGGTTGTGCATTTTAACATCGCTCGCCTCCATAGAGTTAAAGTCTATGACTGACTTGATGTCATTAGCAAAGGACACATTAGGACTTTGATTGTCAACACATCCTCCAATCAAATAAGCTTTTGCCATAGGAGCAGCAAAGCCAGCCCAGTTCCAAGGACGATTTGTTACTGTATACGGAAGAGAATACAAATCAAGAAATGGACTAAATGTACTACAAACAACTTCTTCTAATGCCGATGACTCTTCTTTGCTGCGACCGCTTGCCCAAAGCAGGAGTCCGTCTCCTTGAAACCCAGATGGCGTTTCATTCTTTGGAATGAACAAATTGTTTCTAAAGAACTCTTCTTTTTGTGTCTTTTCACTGGGCACACCATCTAGGAATGAATCGTTGGTCTTCAATGTTAATTGATTGTATTGCTTCATTTTGAATGTTTCGGAGATTAAGCCATATTCGTAAGTAGAAACAATACCTGGAGATTGAAGTGTCCAGAGCCATAAATTGACTGGCTCGATTACATCTACCATCTTTGGGAAATTAGTAATCCTGTATGCTCCTAGATCAGTATCTACACGTAAAACAACATCGAAGAGTCCTCCTGCATCATAACTGGCTTTGGCCTGATTAGCACTACGGTCAATAATGCCATGTGCTGTTTGCCATGTATATGCAACAATTGGATCGATAGGTTTGCCATCTTCATCTAGGATCTCGCCACTAAGAGAAAATTTGGGATTGTCTGGATTCTTTCCTTCTGGTATCTCAAATAATACAAGTTGATTAGTGGTTGTTCTGACGCCGCTTCCAATTAAGTGCTGGCCAGGTTGTGCAAGGATTTTAACTGTCGCTTCATTAGGTGCAGGTGGTTTTACCTTGATAAAATCTTGTAATTCAATTTTGTCTTTTCCATAGAAGCTTTCAATTTCCAAGGCTACAGTATACAGACCTGGGCTTGTGTATGTCTTGGCAACATTGCCACTGGGTTCGGTTAGCTTTGTGCCATCTCCAAAATCCCACGTATAAATAACTTCCCCTACTGGGCCAGTAGTGCCAATGCTTTTGTTTGTGAATTGCACAGTAAAAGGAGCTAGTCCTGAATCGAGATCGACTTCAAACCACGCTCTTGGGGCAAAGACTATTTTTTTTAACCAATTCAATCTTCCAAATAACGTATCCTTAGATTCATCCTTGATGGTTCCTAAAAATTTCTGTATAGCAATGATGGCATCTTTGATGTTGTTATGATGCATGGCATCTAATTGCTGTGTGATTATGCTTGATAGCTTGGACTTGAATGTTATTTTTGTTCCTTCGGTAGGCGTCAATTTCGTAAATTGATTGTCAGCACGTTCCTCGTAATACAGGGAGGTCACTTGCTCAGGGGCACAATTATCTATGATGGTAATGATGCCTTGAGGAGGGAAATTTCCGACCGACGATTCTGCTGTAACTACAGAATCTCCGGGATTGTAATCCTGTGCTAATTTAACCTTTAGGTAGTCTTTAGCTAAAAGCAAATTGCTATCATCATCATATTTTGCAGGGAATTGACTTTCAAGCATTACATCACCGCCAAGCTTTCTGAAATTGTGGCATTAAGAATTACGTTGTTATTGAGCCGTATCATGAGTTTTGGAGAATAATTACCTGGTTTGGGAAAGGTATACTGTGTCGTGTGGACGTTTGGGTTTTTTTCATTCAAACTTGTTCCATCCCCAAAAAACCAATCTCTTTCTACAATGTCACCATCTGTTTGATCCACAAAAGTGAATACTGTAGGGCTCGTATTCTTAATTTTGCCCCTTTCAATGGAATCACCGGATGTAGCATCTACGTAAAAAAATGGCTTGTGTTTAGAGTTATCTACTTCTATGTAATTGGATTTTTCTGCCACTCCCTGTGAGCCACTTGCAGAAATCACATTGAGCTTTATCGTGTAACGCCCTTCTTTGTTGTATATATGTGATGGATTTTCTTCAGTAGAAGTTGAACCATCACCAAAGTCCCAAAAGTATTTGACTCCGAATCCTCCTGAAACGTTTTGAAATCTAACGTTTAAGGGAGTGTGTCCACTTTTGGGCCAAACACGGAAGCTTGCCTTTGGAGCAAGCCATTTATTCTCCAAACTGTTCAAAGTGCTATGTAAGCTATCAGTGGCGGGGCTCGTCAATAAGCCTATTTTTCGCTGTATGTTAATAACGGCATCTTTTAAGGCGTTGTGCTGTTCTGAACATACAGGGCCTGTTACTTTACTGCCAGATGGCCAATTTGATTTACGAAATCCAGCAAAACCACGCTGAAGAAAGTGAAATTGGTTTCCAATCTTCTTGAAGTAATGAATCAATTCTGGATCACCCGTGCCATCCGACAGACTAAGCTTAATGATCCCCATATCAGGGAACTTGCTCGTATCTCTGACGACAATGTATTTTGAAGACGAGGTACAACTGTGAACCAGTTCTGTTTCTGCATTGTTGTGAGCTATGTAAAGCGAAAGAGGCGTATCCTTGCCTTGCGGAAAGACCGATAAGGCTCCCGAGCGATACTCCTTGTCTGCACTACTCAGTCTCTTTTTGAACATTCTTCTCCTTTTGGGACTCTAAGTATTTACTCTGTGTCTCAGCCAAGCGTTGGCTGACATGCTTCAGAGAATTAACCAACTTGGTCTTGATAGGCACCTCATCCGCAAGGGACAAAATGGTTTTTGCCAATTCAGCGTCAAGCGGGAGTTGCAAAAGTGTTCTCAATGTAACTTCCTGCCCTAGGCGTTCATTCCAATACTGCGTTTGTGCCTCTAAATCATCAAAATCCTTAACCGGCTCAATCTTGTTAAGTTCTTTGTAACAATCCAAAAAGAACCTTGTTTCTTGTTCCAGATAAGCTTGCTTCTCCTTGAGTTTTTGCAGATTTACTTCGGCAATTTTCTTCTTCCTGACGATTTGCCGGTCCTTTATTTCCCATTCCTTGACATAAAGCTCTTTATCCTTAAGTCTGCTTAGAACATCTGCCGTATGCATGTCTTGACCATAACTGTCGTAAGAATTTACAATTTTATTCAAGGATGCAGTTCCTTTTTCCTTTTCAATATCTATCAAGGCAATATTATCATTTGCCTCCTCAATCTCAAAAATAATGGACTCGATGGAGTCTTTGCGGCTTTGCAGTTCACGTAGGCATTGCCATAATTTGGCTTGGTGTGTAGGCTCTTTATTGACGATGAAGTGTTTCATCTGAAAGTAACTGTGGCGTTGCTCTGGGGCAAGCTTGAGAGCAAAATTTACCTGGCTTAACAGGCTTTTTTCTATCGTATTTTCCATGTTCTTAAACTAGTAAGATTCTATTGACTATTGGACTTGCTCAAAGAAGTTTCAGTTGTTAAGTTGTATTTTTGTCGAGGTTTTAATATTTTGCGGCAGGAGCAGACAAATGAGAAATATGAACAAAGTTTCTGACGTGATAAGTAAACAATTGCTTGAGTTTGAATATGTTGAAAAAAGAAAAACAGACAAAGAAATTGCATCTAAATATGGATTTCACGAAGAAACCATTAGGAGATTACGTGGACTTTACGGTATTTCTTTTGTACGCAAATCTTCAATTAATGAAAAATTGTTCACAGAAGAACAAAAAGAAATTATTTATGGTACACTAATGGGCGATGGTCATGCAAGCACGGCTGGACAGGTTGAAATTGTACATTCGTCAAAGCAATATCCTTATTTATTTTGGCTAAATTATAAGCTAAAGTCAATTATTTCAGGTGCTGGAATCAGCATAGCTCAGAGCAAGTGCCGCATTAGAACTCTAGCACTAGACACAATTAAAGAAGTTAGAAATGAATTATATCCAGATGGAATTAAAAAACCTGTGGCTAGTTTTTTGGAGAAACTTACACCTTTAAGTTTGGCAATCTGGTTTTGCGACGATGGATCGCTTGATAATGGATATAATTATCATTTACATACTAGGGGATTTGCCGAACACGAAAATAATGAATTATCGTTATATTTCAAACAAAAATGGAATATTGAAACAACTGTTAAAAAGGCATACAGTAAACGCTATGCCAAAACCTACTATGAACTTGGCTTTGACAAAGAAAATGCTGTCAAACTTACTGATTTGATCAAATTCCATATGTTACCATCTATGCTTTACAAAATACTTAATTCCGAAAGAGATAATGTAATTTATCTTGCCGGTGCCATGCAGTATCATCCAAGCGGCGGCATAAAATGGCGAAGGAACTTAAAACAACTCTTGAATGAAAAGGGGTATTATTGTATTGATCCAACAAAGGAAGAAAACACATTGCTTTTAGATGATGGCTGGCGAGAAACCATAGATTCTGACTTTCCAAAATTTCAAGTAAACTTTAGGAAAATCATAGATAATGATCTTTATTTTGTAAAGATGGCTGGCATTGTAGTGTGTTACTATGATGATTTCCTCGGGGGAGGCACATTCCACGAAATTGGTCAATCTTATTTGCTTGGGAAAAAGCTATACCTTATAAACATCAATAACAAGCCATTGAATAAATTAAGCTGGTGGGCATTAGGATGTTGCACGAAAATTGTTGGCTCTTTGGAGGAATTATTGGAAACATTACCAGATATAACTCATCGGCCTGCTTATCAACACTATCATAAAAGCAAGAGGTAATTAATTTAAGTGACATGAACCTACTATCGCCTTGAACTTGTAGCCTAGTTCAATAGCTTCTATTGTCCAAAGTAATTTGCAAACGTCTTCTGGATTGTTATCCGGGAAAGGTCCAAGTTTCTTTATTGTTTCTTTGTGGATAAGAGTCCCGTTCCAACTAGCTTCTGTGAATGTGATTTTTTTGTTCAAAATAGGAAACAAGATGTCCTTTTCCGACTCGATGAATTGAGAGAATTTCATGTCTAGCAAGCCCTGAACCCATGTTCCGGCTTGTATTATGAAATTCCACTCCTTGCATTTAGTCTTGGCCATGCCAATGTTGATCTGGGATGTCAGCGAGTCTTCTCCTTTTACAACGAGACCGATCTTGGCTAAATCGCCAAGATCGGTCTCAATCACGTCTTTTGGGACAACAGTGACAACGGGACGATGTGCGTAATTGCCATTTAGTGAGTTCAACGTCATCTTAATCTGTCCTATATTTGGTGTAGGACAAATGACAATAAACCCATAGGGGATAATCTTTTTCTTGTATAAAACCATAAATTAACCGACTATGATTAGCCGCCAGTGATACGTTAGTTGAAATTGATCAGTTTTGTTGAGGTCCATAAACGTGACTAGACTGTACAGCTCCCCTGTATTCAATTTCAATCCCATTTCGTTCAAGGCATGACCATTGCCGTCTTCTTTTCCTACGACAGCGGTAAAAATTACATGCTTGGGATTTTCTGGATCTATCTGGGCAATAACAGGCTTTGAAACCCTGGTTACTCCAAACAGTCCCGTCATCTCTGGCTTGACTTGTTTTTTAACGCTTTGGTGCGTGCCGCCATCTCCGAAAACCATAGTACTGATAAAAGTATCACTTTCATGCTTTGCAAGAAAGTTAGCCCAGAGTTTTCTGGCTGAGTCCAAGATGGTGTTTTTGAATGTTCTGTATTCAGAAGGTCGTCCGTCGAAATAATCTATCTTGACAGATATCTCTCCTCGCATTTCATGTTTTTCTGTTACTTGCATATTGCTCCTTATAGTATCAATTTTCCGGCAGGACGACCATCGGTGTACTCAATCAAACAGGTGATCTCTTCTTGGTGATCCATAGTCTCAGTCATCTGATCTTCCGAATAATCCATGAACATTTCTATTTCTTCCTGTGGCATTATGATGAATTCATTCACCACGCCACAAACATTTGCTACATTTAATTGAGCGTGAAATGGCGAGTATTCCTTGATTATGCTCATCATTTCATTCATTCTTAGTTCAGACAGATCCTCTATTTCAACATCTACATTAAACTTGCTGCTTTGGCATGCCGTGCAATCATTCAAGAAGTTTCTATCAATGTCGCAAGGAGACTTTGACTCTCGAAGGCTACCATTGAATGTATCCATGTTGTACACATTCTCAGAGAACAAAAATGTCGTTCTTATCTTGCCGTAAGTGATTGGGTCAAAAAAAGGATGCCTCTCCTTAACTATCACGTCAAACAAAGGATCGTCCTCTTCAATAAGATGAACATTCCAGTTCTTCAAAGGATACACCTGCTTTGTTTCATCTCTATTATCGGCCAATGGTAACGAATCTATGTAGTCCTGAATCTGCTTGTAATCTTTAGGCATTTCCTCGACCTGATATGAAACCTTTAGGATATCTCCTTGTAGTAATTTGATATTATCAGGTTGCTCTTGATAAGTTATCATTTTTTTACTGCCGTCGAGGGAATCAAGAGCTAAAAAATAACCAGGGGGCAGCAGAATGTATTCATTGTTTTGTGAACGTAAGAAGAAATCAAGCTTGTCATCAATTGGCATTTTACCCAATTCAAATACATCCTGTCCATCATGACCGACAGTGAAAGATTCGGTCCATGTATAAGGGGATTTTACCTCCCAGAGTAAAGTTATTTTTTTGAGTTTAATGCCAGATTGATCTAAAGCAGTTTCTAAACCTTTTTTGGTGCCTTTCATCTTGAAAAGAGGGATTGCATTTTGCACCTGTCTTCTTTGAAGAATAATATCTTCAGTCCTTAATTTCAGATTGTAGAAGTTGCCCAACAACTGAAGCATGAACGGAGGGCAGATATTGGCATCATAAGAATCTGTAAGCATAAGAAGAGCGTTTTCGATACCTGTTAGCTCTCTCGCTATGCACCAATTTAGCCCCTCGCCAAGTACCTGATAAGTTATGTCATCATTAGCCACTTTTGTCTTGTACATCGACGGCAAATACTTTCTTATCAAGAAGTCATACTTGTCTTTAGGAATGGAACGATTTGCCAAGGCTAATGATCTGATGGGTGTTTGATCAGCATACAACAAAAACATCTTGTTTGATTTGAGTTCCTTGCCGCCTTTTTCTGGAGTCCAAGACCAAACAACATAATAGTTGCCTTCTTTGCAGGCCGAGGTGTCCCACTCAAATTCAAAAATTCCTTGCCCGATCTTTTTTATATGAACATTATCTTGAGAGGCCCATAATGGCTGACCCACTGTTCCAGAAGAAAAAACAATCTTACCATCTTTGAATGTATAAGGGTGTTTAACCGACGTTGCCTCTAATCTTACTCTGGCATTGTTCAGTTCACAAATGTTGCTATGGGACGGATCTTTCGCACATATCTTCTGAAGATTGCTAATTTCGGCTTCAATTTCTTTGTTGTAGCTTTTTCTGAGGTAAAGTTGAGAATTATCGGCCAGTTCACGTTCTATGGAATAGACTGTAATACTATTGAAACTAAAAGGATCTCCTGTCAACTTGTGATGCTGATCAAAAGTTTCCAATTGGAAAGTAATTGTATCTCCCACAACCGGCAGATCTTCTATTTTTTTATTCATTACCATTCACCTACTGGCTTATAGTTTATGCTAATGTTCAAATTGTCGGGACAAATAATCTCATTAAACTTAGGCACGACAATCGATGTTGTCCCGTGTCCCGCTTCTACTTCTTTAGCCGTCATGAAAGATACATCCATATGGTATATTTCTTTGATGTCTGCTAGAACCTTAACAACTTGACTTTCTCTTAATGTTTGTCCAAACCTCCAGTTATGCATATGGAAAAAATTCCCAAGTCTGTGAGCTATTCTTTCACGAACTGATTCTTCACTACGTTTTTGAGAGACATCCAAGACCACATCAATCAATATGTCAGTCCATAGTATTTCACCGTCTTTGATGCATATGTAATCTGTGAACATTTTTTTACTATCGAACATTTCATAGAGTTGGTTTTTCAAAGTTTGATTAGCTTTTGCCAACTTATCACCATCGTTGGCTAGAATGTGAATATCTACGATGTTGCCACTGCAACCACTGTTTCTTAGGCTTGCAAGAGCCTTACCGACGACCCCATGATGTTCAGTTGCAAAAGTTTCTGCCAAAAACTGATAATCCCCTCCAGCCACGGCACGATTTTGTGTATTCAAATAAATTGGTAACTTGTATCTAATGTCTTCAATGCCATCGCCTGGATAGCCAAATTCTCCTTTGGTGTAGTTTTTGTATTTAACGACTATTGATTGGTTATAACCAGGCACATGCACGGTTACTGGAGTGTCAATTAGTCCTGTGACAATATTGCTAACACCACCATCTCCTCGCCTAAGCACAACCATAATGTCTGAGTTTATACTAGGGACCAGGCCAGCTTTGTTATTGCCAAAAATGATGTTGCATGTGTAATTAGGACCGTACACAATCCGATATTGAGGCAACGGACTGTTCTTTGTGAAAGAATCTACTTCTTCCCAGATTTGACCGTTAATTATGACACGAATAGATTTTGCGAATATGTAGCCGTCGTCAATTGCTAAAATTTGATTAGGTGCCCCTGTGCCATGAAAATTTCTTGTTAGCGTTATTCCTTGTAATCCTACGACATTATTAATGGTTAATGACCCGGCAGGAAACGTAATAGGTTCAGTTAAAATGGGACTTCCATTAGAATCAGCAGCAAACAACTCCATCATTTGATTGCCCATGCCAGGAATTTCGTAATGAATAGGTATCGGCGTCTCCAAAGTAAGATCGGTGCTTAATGGAAACGCAAGCGATCCAGAGAACATAGCTCTAGCTGGTACTGGGGGTGTAGGCTTAAAGCCAACGAGTTTGGCTAGGCGAAATGCATTATCTGTTTCGGAAACCGTATCAATGAACATCTCATTGGCCAACTGATCAATCTTAAACGATAATGTATCAGCCAAGAAAGACCACAATTCAACCAACATTACACCCAAAGAAGATTCATTGAAGTCATTAAAGTTGTTATCAAACTTAATGTTAATCAGTTCCATAAGTCTGTTTTTGAAAGACCAATAGTCTTGATTTGTATAGCTTAGCCCAGCGTATGATATGTTCCTCAAAGGATCAGATGTTGCCAATGGGGCAACCTCGAACGGACAGTTATTAGCCATTGTTTCCTCCAACTGGTATTTCAACAGTCAATTGATGCATAGACTTAAGGTCCGTAGGATCTATAAACAAAACCTCGATAAATAGATCTCTTTCTTGTAACGATGTAGTTATTTCAGAAACCTGCACTCTTTTCTCCCACTTCTTAACGCTTGCCGCAATCATTTGTCTGGCCTGCTCTTCAATTAGCTCTATTGGTTGATTGAAATTCAGATTGTGAAACGGCGTACCAAACTCTGGCTCAAATACACGTTCGCCAGGTAAAGTCAAGATAATTGTCAACAAACTTGCCTTGATCTGTTCAACGTCATTTGTGTTATGAAACAGTCCTAATGGATTCTTCCTCAGAGGATAAGCGATTCCTTTGTATCTTTCCATAATTAATCACTTGCCAATACGTCACATGGATCACATGGTTGCTTTATGGCCGAGGCGAACACATGTTCGCTGGCTTTAAGACCAGTCATTGCCGTTATATATTCAGGAATACCAGTTGTTGCCACAACAACTGGATAAACGCATGGGCTGCCGCTGCCGCAATCCTGGCCCGCTGTGAGAAAGATAAAATCATTCGCCCAAAACACATGAGTTTTAGCTTTATTATAGTAAACGTTTTGTACACTTACTATTTTCTGATTAGATACAAACTCTAGTTTGTTCGAAGGATTATCCTTTTCATCTCCCACTACTTCAATCATATCATCATAGGTTTGAACGATATAGTCACCCCCAGCCTTGACAAAGATTTGTCCCGGCCCAGTAGCACGCTCCTGCATATGAAAGATATGCGAACCACGTTGTAAGTTGCTTGTCTGCGGGCATAAAATCTGGAAGTATTGCTGATCAGTCTGGGTTTGATCGTTAGAATCGCTCATTAATACCTGAATTCCATACCCAGTGCGAAGTCTAATGAAAGCTTGTTTTGACCAAGCCACAGTTTTAGCACATCCATCCCGTTCAACACTCGATTGAATGTTGCCATCGTCACACAAATCAATCGTCATATTGGCAGTACTGCCAATATGAACACCTCTCCCAGGACCGGCAATCCCATTAGCTAAGGTCCAATCGGACATCCTAAATACATTGCCGCAAGCCGTTCCAAGAGTTACACCATTGTTCCGGCCTCTAATTTTCGGTTGATCTTCTGAGTCGTCCATCAAAAGATAATGACCAGTAGCAGACCGAAGAAAGGTGCGGCCTTTGAAACAACCCGTGCAACCGTCCATATCAAATGGCTGCAAAGCCCTCTCCCATTCCGGTCTTTCTCTTGGTTCTTCAACGGAATCATCAAATACCAATGTCGCCTGGGAGCGAGATAATAACTGCATGCCTGATTGAACCAAGGCACATCTGCCTGCCAGAAATGGAAAACATTCCTGTTTTTGTTTGTGATATTTGTTGCGGCCTTCATTATTGAAACTAAAACAAAGTTTTTCAGCACCCCCCATCATGTTTAGACAATCTGCTGGTATGGTTGTAGAATTAGTCGGTGGCTGAAAGCCAGGACATAGGTGTTCATCTCCCAAATATTCAGCTTCTACAGGTCTATTAGGCTGTACTGGCAGGGTAGGACAATAGTCTGGGCCTTGCGGACAAGTGTAAAGCACTTCTTCTGTATTGAAAGAAGTTGATGAAGGAAATGGAATTTCAATTTGAGACATTACAGGAAGTTTGTTTACCAAATTGGCAAGACAAACCGTCTCGGGTATTTCATAGAATCTTTCTTTGCATTTTGGATTAACCCAGTCGCCACAATGGTGATAAGGATCATCTTTCATCAGAAACAGATGTCCTAAACTGGACATGAGTTGAAATCTTTTCCAGCGACGATTGCACTTTGGATCACCATCGTCCATTATAATGGAATGCTTTTCTTCGGTTTTGATAACATGCATGTGGGGCCATGTAGTTCTTTCAGAAGCATCTTCTTGAAAATCTATGTCAAAGTCTGAATCAAAATCATAGCCTTGATAATTGTCTGTGTTGTCAGGAGGGAGTGCTTGTGATTCATCATTGGCTCCAACCATGTATCCTTTGCGATGTCCCTTCCATAGCTTGTTGTATTCCGGTATGTCATAGTTCCATACTGTTTGGTTTTCTGGACCTCTCCATCTTTGCCAGGTCGTGCCAATATAGAATGCTTTGTTTGGATTGCCGTTTTGAAACAAGATACAAACAGTTGATCCGGCAGGAGGAATCCATGTGCAGCCGCTATCATCAAAGCCACCCAAAGAAGAAATAGGCCATGCCCATTCTGTTTGGTCTACTGTAGTGGTAAGATTACCATAGTAAGAACTACTCAACCCTTGATCCTTGGTAATGTTAAATACAGGACTAAAATAACGTACTCTGTTTTGTTTCCAAGGATCGTTTGTGTCTACGACAAGTGCCAAATGAACTCCAAGAGTTTTGTCGCTTTGCCTTAGCCTCTTAAGTCTTTTGCTAATAAAGTTTCTCAGTTCGCCGTTCTTCGCTGAAAGTTTTTTCATACTTTCTTGAAGGCGTTCGATTACTTTCCATACAGTTGTAAGCTCATCTCTTAATCCTAACATGTTCTCCTTTATATTGGTCCCATAACATAGTCGCAGAAACTTTCACAAAATGTTCCAGTTCCTTTTCTTGTTCCTACCGTTCCAACGGCATAATCCACTTCGCCAGTTGGTTCATAAGGTGAAGTGCTGTCAATCATACACGCACTGGTCCCCTGGGCACATTGAGTTACGCCTTGTGCTGGATTTACAATCAAAGGATCATAATACCCTCCTAATGATACAGGGGCCTCAATGTTTGGAATTGAAGTCATTGCCGTTGATCTCGGTCTTATTGGTTGCGGAACTAACTTAGTAGGATTTACTTCGTTGCCAGGTGCTGGTAAGAATAATTTGTAAGTAGTAACGTATGAACCTTCTTTGATCTGATGATCGACTCCTTTGATGAACCATCTATCACTTGTGAGTATGGTGTTGCAACTGCTTGCTGTCAAAGTGGTCCAAACAGCATTACAGCCACCGCTGCTGGTGTCGGTAGTATCTTCGCTTCCATCACTATTCAATGGGTTTGATATATAGAATGGGTTTGTTACGATCAAAGCTAAGTGTTGGCCGGTGCCAAAAAGTGGACTGCAAGCGAAATTGCTTGGGTCTCCTTGTACTTTCAATTCCGCTTCTACTGCATATGTTAGTATATTGGCCCGCCTATGTGCAGCCATATTTGCAGTCATTTGAGGTTGAGCCAGTCTGGGGATTTGATTGCCAAAATTGCCGCTCACTACTGTTTGTTGCGACAATCCTTGCCCTGGCAAATTGCAATCTAAAAGCTGTCTGGCATCAGTAGTTGGTCCGGCTCGCCCTGTTTCTGTAGTTAAGTTACCGCCAGAGGTAGCCAATGCCTGGAAGTTCCATCTCATAGTCGGATTAAAACTTAGAACAGGACTACAACTGCCTCCATTAACGAGATAGGCAGCTTTGACGTTTGTGTTGTTGTTACTCATATTAGCACAATTAGGGTGCGGATCAGCCCATAATATGAGTCTGCCCGTAAGACGAATCGGGGTTGGTCTACCATTTGAACCAGTGATGGTATCATACCCAACAAAAGTTGGATCGAAATTGGCTATTATGCCACGCCTTGCAGGAGGAGTTGTACCATTAGTTGGTAATCCCTGACAGGAAACGTTAGCTAACCAATTATGAATAGTTTGCAAAGGATTCCGTCCATTGCATGGCCATACACCAAGCATTCCTAATCTTTCATGGGCACGCAAACCACCTAAGAAACAATTGCCAATTGGAGGGCCTGGAACTATAGGACACGGAGGTACAGGGCACGGAGGTGTTTGACATGGCGGTGGCGGTGGACACGGTGGTGGCGTTGGCGGCACTGTCGAAATATCACGTACACTAATACTACCAGGCAGGCATATTGTATCGGTTGCGGCTGTACCGCCTTGCACTAAAGGTGTTCCTCCACCATCAATTGGGTTTGGTGGCAGCGGCGTTGCTCCTCCGAATGGAAATTGTCCTCCACCCCTTGTAAAAATGGTAGTTCCTGGAACCACCGTAAACAGCATAGGTTGATAATCAATCGTAGTCGGCGAACTTGGATTTGGATTTCTTTGAAGAAAGTCTACCTGAAATGGTGGGAATGACTCTGCTGCCATTTTTTTTACAGCAAGAGCAAAATGCATTGGATTTCTTTGGTTGCCATAAGTTCTTTGCGAAGTATGATCCTGGGCACGGTTCAAAGCATCAATACCTTCAATTTCATAAACATATCTGCCATTAGTTACCAGGACATTTAATTGGTCAGGAATGAAATAAAGCGGTGGACTGCAAATTAGCTTACTGGTTGCGGCTGCGGTTGCAGGTGAAGTAAATGTTGTCCAGCCATCTACTGTTGTCGAACTTGGACTGCAAGTTACTAAATTGTTATACATAGTCGCTGCATCAACCGGACAATTATCATCATCCCCGCCAACTATCAACCATCCAAAAGTTACTTTCATTTTGTAGAAAGAACCTTGAGGAAGGGTATTGGTAAAACGAGATGGTGCCCCTTGTGGTTGATTTATTACCTGGATTGGAGTATTTGTAGGATTTCTAAATAGACGACCTATCCATTGACTCAATGAACTGCCGAGTTCATCTACTATGGTCACTTTGCATTTGTTGCCTGAATCAATAGTTCCCCAGCTATATTGGAATAATTTGATGGCTGCTCGACATTTTTCCATGCATTGTTCGTAAATTACAGGGTTCGGTGTATTCAGTGTGTTGCAGGCAGGGTCGAAAACTGGACCAAGGCAAGGAGGGACTGAACTAATAATAGTAGTGGTTGACACGCCCGCCTTGGGCCTGTAGTTATTTGGCCCTGCACAGCCTGGCTGTGAAATGTTACCCGTAGTAATTTCTGTGTAGTCCCAGAAGCCTGGAGGAGCTTTTAGCGTATTAGACCACGGTACATATTCACCCTCAAAACGTAGCCTGACCCAAGGACTAACGACTGCCCCATTCAGTGCTGTCTTTATGATTGTGCCATTGGGTACAGCAAAAGGTTGACCGCCCGCATAGCCATCTTTTGTGCAGTTGCCAAAAGTGTATTTTTTAATGTCGTTTTTGATATAATCAGGATAACAATAACCAGTATTACATCTGCCAGGCTCGTAAATAGCCATAAACTCCTTTAAGGTAATAATGAATTAGGAACTAAAATTGTTCTACCAGCTTTGAATTCCATAATGTCACTCATGCCGTTTATTTCAAGCAATCTCCACCAAAAATCAGGTGTTCCAAACAATTCATAGGAAACCAAGTCTGGTCTATATTCAACATTGGGTGCGATTTCAGTCCATTGCATGTTCTGTATCGCCATGTCCTTATTCCTGCCTTTGTATAAGGCAAAGGCAGGGACTTTTTTTTCTCCAAGCAAGATCACCTGGGACGCAGCATAACGGCTTGTTGGATGAACATATGCAGTCGCATGTTTGTATACGTATTCGATTTTTACAGCCATTTTGCTCCTAATTATTGAATCACTATCGGCAATCCATCCACTCTGTTACTGCTTGGGCATGTTATTGGCCATTGTTTTCCAACAAGCCTAATGCTTTGCGAGGTCGGCAAAGATCTGCAAGGGTAAACAACTTCCCACTGGCAACTAACGGTAAACTTGTACGGCAAATAAGTGTCCATATCCCAAGGCACATCAGCAGCAGCCCTATACGAATAGCTCTTCAGAATAACACATAATCCTTGACCTTTACCAAACATACTACCACAAACAAATTTAGATATTGGTGGTGGCGAATAAGGTGCCCCGCTCGCTGCTGGGCCAGGATACACAAGAGATCTAATCATATTTAAGTAAGTAAGATTGTCCTGAATATCCTGGCAGGTAGTTATTATGAAAGTCAATTCGGTACTGATAGTATTCGCCTCCGAATGGCTGTAGTTTATTATAGGACTTGCTCTGCCTTGTATGTTTTCAGGACTGTAGCTTGCTCCTTTACTGTCAGTTATTTCTGGCAGTATTTTAAGAACAATTTTGCCCCACGGGGTTAAAATGTAACACTTTTTCAATTCCTGAAGGGCACCGATTGCGTTGGTGGCTTGGGCCATATTATTCCTTATGTTATGTTTCAGTCATGTCTTGACCAGCAGATTGGTTGTAGGTCTGGTCGTATTGAGTAGGAAGACTATCAATGTCCAAATCTGTCTCCCTGATAAGTCTATCTATGTCAACACCGTTTATTTTTTTACCCTTAATGTTACCGCCGCCAGCCAATAAGGCACGAATACCTTCTAACAGACTTGCCACAGCCACAAGAGCCTTGGCCATATTGCTGGTATTTTTAGCTGTTTCTTCGGTATTATCAGCGATATCTTCACTATATTCGTCTTCTGCTCCAGCTTCGACTTGTGTTTCTGCTCGATGACGACGTATCGCCTCTTCAACATCAAGCTCCTGCATTGTTGGCAGTTTTGCTCGAACTTCAGGGATTGGCTGTTCATTCCTGCTGCTTATAGGTACTACATTGATGTTGCCTTCGTTTTCCATCAAGCCATTTAAGTATCTTGAAGCCTCATCTTGTATGTATTGCCAAGCACCAGTAACGACTGTGACCAATCCGTTGTATGGCAATATCCAATCAGTAGTTGGTTCTGTTGCTTCTTCCTGTGCATTAGTTCCACGAAGCCATGAAGTGTTAAATGATGGTCTGTCAGCCGTATAGCTTAGTTCCCTGATGGCATTTCTTAGTTCAAGAATTGTTCTTATTAAGTCTGGAATATACCCTTGACCAGAATCAGGCATACGGAACGGACCTGTGTGACGATAGTCTCCCATCATTTCTGAAAGTCTGCTTACATATTGTGCTGGCACGATAGCTTCTCCTCGGTGAATAAGAGCTATGCCAGTTTGGGATACCATTGGAGTGCCAACCGCTTGACCCTGCGGATTGAAGTTTCCTCCAATCCCCTGATTAGGAATTTGTTGAACAGGGGGGTAAGCAGGATTGGCAGAATTCCCCGTATTGTTCGGCACAGGAAGTAAGAAAGGAGTATTTGCTGGGGTCGAAATAATTGGCTGGGCCGGTGCTTCTGGTATCGGCACCTGAAGCGGAGCCGTAGGATTCTGTTGCACTGCTTCTACATCTCCTTGCTGTATCATTGGCATCTGTTTTATGTCGTGTGGAAGTTGCACACGTTCGGCTTGGGTTATTTCTCCTGTCTTATTATTGTTAAGCCTATTAATAGCAGCATTTCTTTGTGCCTGCACTTGCGGTTGAAATCCTCTATATTGATTCATTTTTTCTCTTATGAGATTTCCCCATGATGGACCATTTGGCTCTTGTTTTGTTAGATAACCTCCAGCATCTAGCCGTCTGTAATATGGAGGTAGCGTCCAACCGGATTGGGCACTCGCTCCTGCTCTACTTGGGTCCATGCTCGAATTTGTAAGTGCGTTTGGAAAATAATCTCTAATGCCATGCCAGTTGGTTTGAAGTGCATAAAGGAAATTCCCATAATCTTCTGGGTCCAATCCAGACATCCCACCTGGAACACGATCCAAGTTATAAGCTGCTTGGAAAAAGTCAGGCAATTTTGCTTTTCCTGCTTCGCCAAGCACGTAAGAATTGTCTTGACGAGTTGCGTAAGGTCCACTAAAACCCCAGTTTCCCTGTGCGTAACCATTGTCAGCCTGGCCTACAAATGGCTGTCCAAAAAATGGTGGACTATCAGGAATTGTTCTGTCGCCTCTTATCCATCGTGCCATAAAACCTCCTCCTATTCCTGGTGAGGTTTCTGGAGCATCTTGCTCCTGTTGAGTCATAATATTTTGGGTGACATCTTTTAATCTTCGTTCCGTTTTGGTTAGATCACCACCAGGATGAACATCAACAACTCTGAAGGTTCTTCTCCCAGCTATGTATTGAATCCAATTAGGGACACCTTGAGCCTGCAATACTGCTTGTTCTTGTTGATTAAGAAGAACGCCCGTATTCGACTGCGGCACTGGCATTCGGTTGTTAATTGCCTGCATTACAGCACCAGTAAATTGCATCACACGACCAGCTATTCTTTGTCGTCCATCTGGAGTAATAAAATGTTGAACAGTTTGTCGCCACGGGTCGTTTGGTGATAATTGGTTGTTAAGATCCAGTGCCATACCGCTGCCTGGTTGCCAAGCTTGGCCAGATGAAGGTCGGCCAGGTGGAGCTACAGGCGTACCTGTAACAATTGTTCCTGTGCCCTCTGGACCTGCTGGACCAATTATGCTTCCACTTGTTGGCAATGAACCTGCTGGGACTGCTGGACCACCAACCGTTGGAGTCGAACTTGTAGCTCCTGTTGGCAACGGTCCTGCTGGACCACCAAATATTCCTCCACCACTTCCTGTTGAAGTTGGAGGAGGAATATTTGGAGTTATCGGTGGTGGTGGGGTTATTTGTATTGGCAATCCTTGAGAAGGCATTCCGCTACCGGACTGTCCACCACCAACGCCACCACCCATTCCGCTACCGGACTGTCCACCACCAACGCCACCACCCATTCCGCTACCGGACTGTCCACCACCAACGCCACCACCCATTCCGCTACCGGCTTGTCCACCACCAACGCCACCACCAAATCCTTGTCGCAATCTTGATCGTAGTTGTTGACCAAATGGCAACCTATCAAAGATGCTTGTTTGTTGCTGCGGTAATCCTTCAACAACTGGTGCTGGCATAGCTTGTGTTTGGGGCGGAAACATGTTTGGCATGCCACCAAAACCACCACCAAAACCACCACGTCCAACAGAAGGAGCAGCAGGCAGTGTAGCATTTCCGCCGCCATTAGGAGCAGGAATATTAGGCTGCACAGCAGGAGGAGCAGGTGGTGTAGCATTTCCGCCGCCGCCACTACCACTGCCACTAGGAGCAGGCTGTGGTTGTGGAACAGGAGGCACCACAGGTGGACCACCATTGCCATTAGGAGTAGGAGGCACAACAGGCTGTGGTTGTGGAGCAGGAGGTCCAGCGGCTCCCTGCTGAGCGAGACGAACAGCATCTTGAATAAGATCATCAAGGAGTCGAACAATGTCGTCGCCAATACCACCAAATCGAGGAGCAGGAACAGTGCCGCCAGGCTGACCACTAGGAACTGGTTGTGCAGTGCCGCCAGGCTGACCACTGTCGCTAGGCGTTGGTTGACCACCAGTTGCCGGTCTCCAACTACCAGCCAGACCTTGAACAGGGCTACCTTGGACCCCCGGAACAGGAACAGGAGTGATAGGATGAAGACCAACTTGTCCAGGTTGCAGGATGGCATGTACAGGCGTGTTGGCAAAATTAGGAATTTGCATTGGAGGAGCCGGTTGGCCAACCAATTGCACTCTGTTTATCAACCACTGAAGAACATCAGCTTGTGACGTAAGACGCATCCTGTCTGCTTCTGATGTCTCGGGTAGTGCTGCTTGACTTCTTGCAATATTAATGGAAGGAGTTATGAATTCAGTAACCACTGCCGGATGTTGTCTGGCAAGCACAAATAGTTGCTGCAACGATTGTTCGAATTCTTCTGAATTGGTATCCCTTCGATCAATACGGCCTAAGTGGAAGTTCAAAGCCGATGGACTTGCTGGCAATTGAGGCTGAGGTTGGGCGGCAATTTCGTCTGGTGTAGGCATTCTAACTGCTTGTAATTGATATTCCAGTAACATGTTGCCAAGCTCAGGAATTTGCCTTGCGAATATTCGCATGGCAGCAAGGAACTGCCTCTGAGACTCTAAGACTTCTTCCTGATTACCCACCCCACCAGCATCAATTGATTGGTTATGTGCATTCAAAATACGACTGTGGTTCGTCCATAGTGACTGCAACACACCATTGACTGCGTTAAGTCTGCTTTGCAGTCTTTGCTGGGCATTAGGCGTCCAATCCACGCCTGCCAAAGCGGCAAGACCACTTTGAACTCCTGGCATTTGTGTATCCGCAGCGGTTGGCTGGTAGAAGGGGCTCGATGTGCCACGGAAAAACTGATCCATGATGCTGGAAGTAAAACCGCTTAAATTGCCAGGAATTTCATTAAATCTAGGAGCAGGAATTGCTGGAGTTGTTCCAGTTGCTGGATGTAAAGTTGGAGGTTGTGGCATTCCTATTCTGTTTAACGCTGGACGACGGAAATATGCAACATCTTCTTGACCTAAGTAATCTTCACTTGTGATCATTTGATGGATTCGTTGAATAGCAGCTATTTCCTGTTGCATCTGTGTTACCAACGCTGCGTTGTTAGGATTTAGATCAATTTGTCGTTGTCGTTGTGTTACTTGAGTATCACGCCATTGAGTACGAGTTCTCCTGATAGATTCTTGTCTCTCCCAGGTTTCCCAATCATCTTCTCTTTCAGCAGGGGCAACATAACCTCCACGTCCTGTTTGTAACAATGCTCCATAAACAGGATGTTGTTGAAACTGTTGTTGACTCAATCTTGGTGTTAGCGACTGAATAATCTGCGACATTATTTGTGCCGATGCTGCATTAAGAGCTTGTGGGTTTGCTACAGCAGCCTCTAACTGGCCTGGGCGAACGTTTCGAGCGGCTAACTGGAACATTGCTTGTTGGTCTAACAAACCTTTGAAGTTATTGAATTGATCTTCTAACATACGTCGGTATGTTAAATCATCTTCTTGACTATGATATCCTCCGGTCAATGTCAAATACTCTTCCCAGTCACTATTTAATTCTTCTATGCCGCTCATTGCTTCCAATAATCTTTGTTCAAAAGGAGCAATTCGTCTAACTTCATCGCTTCGCAAGCGGTCTAAAATTGCTATTTCACGATCTTGTCCCTCTTCAGTAGTGGTATCAAGAGTTTGTAACTCTTGCCATATTCTGACTACCTCATCATGGATTCTTGCATAATCTGCGTTGAAAGTTGCATACCGTTCTGGATGTTGTATAGTTTGTGCTACTTCAGGTACTGCTTGAATCTCAGTAATGATTTCTTGAGGAGTTCTTGTTCTACCATCGCTAGTTCTTCCTAACGATCTGATTTGTTGCATCATTACGTTCCCGTATTCTTGAACGTTTACATTTGCATTGGCCAGAGTGTTTAATGCTTGGTTCAGTCTTTGCAATGCTTGATCTCTCAACCTGGCTTGTTCATTAGGATCTAATGCTCTAATTGACTCGTCAAATTTATTTGTGGCTTGCTGGAATAAATCTACAGCTTCATTGAACACATTGACCGGCTCATTCAATCCCTCTTCTGCTTGGGCTACTCTTTGTGCCGCTTCTTGGAACGATCTGAATGTGCTGTCTGTTGGTGTAGTTCGATAAGAACTTAAAGCACTTTGGAGTGCTGTCTGTAATTGCGGCATGATACGGTTGTATTCAACTAATCTTTCACGACGAGTTCCGAACCGAGCGACGGCTGCATAAGCGTTCATGCCACGATCATTTACATCAGCCTGTTGATTTGGCCCTAAACGAGAAAGATACTCCTGTGCCGACGACATCAATTGAGTTCTATCCTGTTGCCTTATCGTCTGGCGGTTCATACTAATTGCCATTTGAGCTTGTAAATCAGCACTCTGCACTCCTGGTGATGCCCCTCCAACACCTCCTCTTGTACCTGGCAATGCCGGTCCAGTTCCTAATGAGTTTCCTGTTGTCACTGGAGCAACCATTGCGTCCCAATTTCTTTTTGCGTCTCTCCAAGCAGTTGCTTCTACGTTGGCCAGTTCTGGCCGACCTCTTGCTGCGAATGCTGCTCGCAATGCATTTTGGGATTCCGTCATTCGTTGGGCAATTCTGTTACCTTCTCTCAATTCAGCTAATTGCGACGATTGTAGAGTAATTTGTTGATCGTTGCCATGTTCAATAGCATGTTGTAATCTTTCTAATATTTGTCTTTCTTCTGTCTCAAAAAGATTCCTTCTTACTGTTGGTTGTCCAGCAGCATCTAACTGACTATTAGCATCTATCATTCTCCAGAAATTATTTGGCAGGCCAGGTCTGTTTCGATCATATAGACGATCTTGAAGGGAAATTCTAGCTGTTTCTTCCAATCTTGCAGTAAGCTGCTGGAAGGTTGCAGGTGAAAGCGTTTGGCCAAGAGCAGGAACTGGAAGTGGAGCATATGTTGGCAATGCTACCGTTCGTCTTGCTGTGCCATCTGTGGGCACTGGCCCTACCGGGACAACTGCTCCGTGCATGCCAACGCCTCTTGCAATTTGTCCCATTGCAGTTTCAAATTGAGTCACACTTTGTTGTATATTCTGAACAGATGGATTGCGATTTATGCTATCGATAGCTGTTACGGCGGATACACTTGGGCTAGTTTGTATTCCTTGTATGTTTTGCAGCACAATCAATCGATACAAATTTTGCAATAGCGTTTGTGGATTGAGCGTGCCTGGATCACCACGCCCTGCCAACATTCTATTTACTGTTTCTGTAAGAGCTACTGTTTCTCTTGCTATTACTGGCTGTCTTTCTTCAGATGTTGGGAATCGTGCCAATAACTGAGTGTCTATTTCTCTTTCAACCCCAGGAAGTCCTCTTATTGTTTCTTGAAGTTCACGAAGGATGATATTCGGATCTCTGACGGCTCCTTCACCAGTCGTTGGAACCCCCGCAATGCTAGTTGTGAGAGGCCCGGACAATCTATCAAGGTTAGCTCTTGCAGCATTTAATTCAGCAAGTAATCCTGCTCCTTCTCCATGAGTCGTCCATTGGTCAAGTAAATCTTGATACTCCTCTGAACTTGTAGCCAAATTACCAGCAGCCTCTCTGGCCTTATCTAAAGCTTCTTCATAATTTTGCAGAGCGATAGTGGCAGCGTTTGCAGCATTCATCATGTTTTGTAAATTACCACCAATTGCTGTCGTAAACCTATTGCCACTTACGCCACTTTGATATAATGTTTGTAATAAAGCCAACTGGTTGCTAATCTCTCCTAATCGCATAGCAGCAACCTCCTGAGCAGCAACAGCCTTCTGATTGGTAGGGTCTACATTTCTTGCCACAATTTGATATTGGGTAGCAAATTCAATTTGTAACCTTCTTGTCGTTGTATTGAGCATAGCTTGTGTATCATTTTGCCAATCACTCACTGGTCGGGAATTGCTTGGTCCTGGTGGACGGGCGTTAAGTTGTCTCTGTAACAGTCCAATATCGCTGTCGGGTGCTGCTGTTGCCGCTGTGCGGGCTGTACCAAGAAGATTATCTCCACGGGCATTCAATTCTCTAAGAAGATCAGCCAAGAGAGACTGTGCCTGTGCCTGAGTGGTGAGTGGTGTTGCTCCTGGGGCTACCGGGGCATTACTTCTTCTATTTACTAACAATTGTAGCCACTGAGGCATTACGGTAGGAGCTAGTGCTTGATCTTCCGGTGCCACTCCCATTGCATGATGTCCGGCTGTGGCAATCCATTCGGCAGCTTCTGCCACCTCAGACAAACCCTGTGTGCCTATACTCTGTAGTGCGGCAATTTGCTGTGCGAACAGGGCATATTGTTGTTGTTGTCGTTGAAGATGTGCGGTGGCTGATTCACCAGTACGTCGTCCAAAGTCGCCACGACCTGCTTGTGCATCCAACATCTGCTGTTGCAGTAGCTGAGTTTGACCTTGAATATATAATTGACGCCTACCAGTGCTTTGGATTCCTAAAGCTGTTTGGGCCGGTGGTGCCTGGAGTAGTTGTTCCTGTGGAATGACTTCTCGCCATAAGCTTACAGCCGTATCCATTTGTTGTTGTACTGTTCCTCCAGCTTGATTGACATGGGTCCATATGGCTGTAGCTGCCGCTTCTGCTTGTGCCTGTTGTCTTCTTGAGGCTAAACCTTCTCTTGCTCTTGCAGTGTCTTGTTGCCAATGCAATACGGCCTGTTCACCACCAGTAGTTGGTTGTGGAGCCTCTGCCCTCGTTCGCAGTGTTTGTATTTGATGAAACTCTTCAAGAGCCCTGATAGCATTAGCTTCAGCTTGCGATATACCAGGAGTGGTCGGGTCTGTTCTGCCACCTGTTCTGCGTCGTACACCTTCTATTCCACCTTCATTTTGCAGTGCAGTTATTAATGTTTGCGAATAGCCCTGGTTTACACCTTCTGGGCCAATAACATTTCGCATAGCGGCAACCGTTGCTTGTAATCTTTGCATTCCCTCTTGTCGCATCAAAGAATTTTCAGCCAGTCCTGCAAGCAATTCTGCTTGACGACGAGCGTCATTTCGCTGTTGAGCATCATGAAATTCTCTCATTAACCTATTTTGTTCTTCTTGTAACCTAGCCTGTCTTTCCGCCATAGTCAATTGTTGGCTCATAATATTTCTGCTGGCCGTACCTTCTCTGGTGTTAATAAGACTTGCTGGACTATTCCTCATCATTTCTTCTTTGTATATGTCGGCAAGTTTGGTTATATTTTCATCAGTTCCACTTGCCCTAAGTGCTTCTCCAAGTCTGGTTTCGAATCCAGCCTGAAGTCTAAACATTTGTTCTGGTGATGTATTTGCACTTGCTCGGCCTCTTCCTAAATCCCTTACAGCTTCTCGCAAATCAGCTCGTCCTTGTTGTATTGGATCAATATGATGAGCCAACATATCAGCACCGGCCATTTGCACTTCTTGTAGATTGTGTGCAGCCGTTGCCACTCCCACCTGTGCCGCATCTCTTCTCCTAGATGCTGCCTCATTGGCTGCCGTTGCATCTCTTGATCCGCCTGCTATGCCAGTTCTTCTATTTTGTTGCTCCTGTATGCTTTCTGCAAGTTGTGTTAACACTCTTCGCAACCTGACCTGTTCACCTTGAGCCCCTGCAATTTGTGCCTCATAGGTACTTCTCTGTCGTGTACTGACCTGGCTGCCGTCTGCATTTCTTCCAGTTTGCATCCATCTTTGCCGAGTGTTTATAAGTTGTTGCTGGCTTTCAATCTCAGCATTCGTATTTTCTCTTTGAGTAGCCAGTCTTTTTAGTTCAGTATTAATATTTGCTTGTGAAGTAGCATTGCCTTGTATGGTTTGCTGGCTTGCTGCAAGTGCCTGTTCTGCCTGTTCCAATTCTCTTTGAGCATCGGTAAGTCTTGTTTGAGCCCCTATGGTTTGTGTTTGAATTATGGGCGTTAAAGCTTGTCTAGTGTGTGGAGTATCTGCCGGGAACATAGATCTTTGTCTGGCTGTAATTTGTTCTGTAGTAACATGTGCCCTGATATCAGCTATGTTTGCATTAGGATTATGCACGTCAACACCAGTTGTTTCTCGTAATCTTTGTGCCTGTGCAAGTGCATTTCTTTCTCTTTGTTCGATTTCAGCAGTTACTCTTCTTTCATTGGCCAGTCTTGCCTCAGCCTGCCTGCTGATTTCTCTCTCGAAGTTAATTCTTTCTTGGGCGATTTGATCCATCCGTGCATGGTGTGCCTCAAGCTGTTTGGCAGCGGCTTTTCCTTCTGCCTCTCTAGCTGCTTCTTCTTTTCTTATTTCTCCCCATATAGCACCTACTATGCCGCCTGCTATGGCACCTATTGCACCGCCTATTACAGCACCGAGGGGGCCTTCAAATGCTCCTATTCCAGCACCAATTGCCATACCACCCATTGCACCTGCTGCACCGCCAACAGGGTCAAGACCAAATTTATTGGCTAACCATGCAGCTATACCACCTACAGCAGCGACCAATAACAGTAGAGGATTGGAATTGGCTAAACAAGCAATTAAAATAAGACCTAAAATGGCTAGAAGTGCTGGCCAATTATCTCTCAGGAAAGGCCAAGCAGTGTCTGTCCACCATTTGTAAATATCTATAAGAATTCCCTCTACGGTCTTATATGCTGCAACAATCCCTGGCCATAATTCATCCTTTAGCCAAGGCCATGCTGTATCTTTCCACCATGCCAAGATGTTATCCCACATCTGGATTAGCCAAGGTACTGCTGTGGTCTTAAACCATTCATAGGTCTCTATCAAAGCCTCTACGATTTTCATTATGTATTGAATTACAACAACAGTGATCTGACTTACTGTTTTTTCCCATCCATCTTTCATGTTTGCGTTTATGTTGCCCAACATCGTGTTCGCTGTGTTATCGAAATTCCTGATGTAGTCTCTTAGTTCTCCGAACCCTTTAGTCATCTTTTCGCCCTGACCACTAAAGATATCTGCCACTGGGCCTTTTAATCCATCTATCATTCCATTTGCAATTTGACCAAATGCGACAATAATAGCATTTGCAATTAGTCTTAAATAGCCTACTATTTCGTTGATTATTTTTTCTATGCGGGTAATAGGGTCAGCTTGACCTCTTCGTTCTTCAGCTATTTGCTGATTTTGTTCAGCTATTTGAGCCAATAATTCTTGCATACCGGCAGTGCCCCTTGACATTGCATCAGTAAGTCTCTGAGGAGTAAGTTCTTGGCCTGCCGGTAACGGCTTCATGTTCAACTCTGCTCGTTGTTTTTGGATTCTTTCCATAGCATATGTTAACATGCTTACAACATTCGCACTGACATTACCTTCTGCGTTGATATTGCTTATGGCACCTATGTTAGTTTGCACTTCTGTACTTCGAGACTGATTGAACGCCTGAACCAGCGATCCCACATTTGCTCCCTGGTTTCTACGGAGAATGCCGCCAAATTCTGTTAACTGCTCCATTATTTCTCTGCTGGCAGCAGTATCCAACTGTTGATCTCTTTGGACTTCTGTTAAGTCTTTGTTGTCTTTGATATCCTGATAAACCTGTGCGAAAGTACGGCTTGCTCTACGGAAGTTAGTAGCAAGCAAATCAAGCTCTTGCAGCCCAACTCCTATAGACTGCCTCATCATAGCACTTATTCTGCCTCTTTCGTTAGCGTCTTTGATTTCATCAAGCCTTCTGTTGTTCGTGAACAACATCATGGTGTTTTCGAGACCATCGGCGAAAGCCTGCATGCTGCTTCTGCTTTGCAATATCGTTCCACCCAACAGGTCTTCCATTAACTGTCCGCTATTTGCTCCAGACATTCCAGTGGCCATAAAGGCTAAGTTTCTGGATGGACCACCTTCTCCTGTCAAAACGCTTTGTGATAGTTGTTGAAGTAAATGACCCATTCCTTCAGTTGTTCCAGTTGTGGTTGCTTCGGCAAGTAGCTGCATCGTATTTCTACCCGCTCCGGTAGTCATCGTACCTGCGTTCCGCATATTGGTCATGTACTGTTTTGACTGTTTTACCACTTCTGCAAGAGAAGCCCCGGTGAGACCAGTTTGTTCTGAAACATAACGCATATTAAGACCCATTTGGTGAAGGTCTAATACGCCCATTTGCAAACCTTGATGCATATCGGCAAACATATCGAGAGTGGATTCAGCGTGCATTCCTAACTGCTTAGCAATATGCAGACCAGTGTTTCTTACACGATTTTCAACTCCTAAAGCTCTAATGCCACGTTCTTGTAGTCTAAGTTGACCTTGCTGCAACACAGTCATAGACTGGCCAGTTTCTCTAATGTCGTCTAAAGTTATTAGATACTTTTTAATTGCCTCTTCTTGCTTTGCCCAATTTGCATCGAACGCTGTACTTCGTCTGGGCATCTGTTTGCCTTCTTCGGGTGGACCAAAGTCTTCTTTGACAGCCGGACCTCTGTTGATACCTTCTACTCGGTATAAAGATTGTCTTATAGCTTGGAAGTACTTTGCTTCATCGGCTATTGCCTTAGAAAGGATATTTAACAAACCGCCAACGATGCTACCTAGGGCTTCTCCGAGAACTCCAACAACTTTGCCGAGAAAGGTTGCCACTCCACTAAAGATAGATGTTAGGAAGTCAAATATAGGAGAAATAAGCCAGCCAAGACCAATCAAACCAAATAATCCTTTAAGAGCCTTTCCCAGCAATGAAACTGAATCTACGAACAGATTCGATATTACTGTCCATATAGTTTTTACTAACTTTGTTCCCAATTTTATGAAACCTCCCGCCATGTCTCCGATGTTGAAAGTATGGAGCAGGTTTCCAACCAAATCCTGGTTTTCTGATGTCATTATTTCACCCATTCTTCTAATGACATTTCTTCTGTCAAAGTAATGCTTTAGGGCGTCAATTAGGGCGTCAAATGGATCTTCTTTTCTGCCTGGGTGTTTGTTTTCTTTATCCTCTTTTTTATCTCTAGGTGAAAACAGAGATCCAAGGTATGATCCAAATTTACTTAAAAACCCACCTTCACTTTCTGCGGCTGCTCCAGGAATAGCACTACCGGCCCCTGCACCAGCAGCTTCGCCAGCGGCGGCTTCTCCACCAACAGCAGCACCACCAATACCACCAGTTAAAGCGACGACGAGAGCAATGGCGATAGCATCAGCAAGTTGTTTGATTATATCATGGAAGCATTTTTCAATAGCTTTGATAAGTCTGCTAATTTCAGTATTGAGGCAATTGCAGAACTCTTCTCCACCTGTAGCACCTGTAGCACCTGTAGCACCTGTAGCACCTGTAGCACCTGTAGCACCGGCAGCACCGGCAGCTAGTTCGCCATCTCCAGGAACAACAACATCAGCAAGGCCACCAACAGTGCTGCCAGCAAATCCACCAATACTGCTGATTATGCCACCAACGCCGGAAAAACCTGCACTGGAAGTCGCTTCTCCAGGACTGTTTCCAATAGCGGTCCCAATATCTGCAAACCCTGCACCAGGAGGCCCCCCGGCAGTTTGTGATTGTGCCATGAAACTTGTTGGCGACTCAAAGCCTGTAGTTCCTGGCTGAGCAGGCGGAACAACAGGAGTCCCTTGAATTCCTGGCTGGGCAGGAGAGGCAAAGGAAATATCTTGAACAACATTTGGCTGAATAGGTGGGGCACCTTGAAAACCTTCTACAATGCTTGGCTGTATTGGAGCAGCAGGAGCAGTCCCTTGAATAATGCTTTGAGCAGGAGCTATCGATCCAGGAGCAGGGGAAACTATTTGCCCAACAAATCCAGTGGACTGAATACCTTGAACTGGCGGAACAGGTTGAGTCCCTTGAACCGGAACAGTATATGGAGAAATAACTTGTTCACCAAATCCAGTGGACTGAATACCTTGAACTGGCGGAACAGGTTGAGTCCCTTGAACCGGAACAGTATATGGAGAAATAACTTGTTCACCAAATCCAGTAGGCTGAATACCTTGAACTGGTGGAACTGGAGAAATATCCGTGACCACCGGAGGAGCAAGAGAAGTAGCAATAGTTTGTTCAGGTATTGCAAAATCTGTTGGCGATTCGATACCTATAATCCCTGGTTCCTCAACAGGAGTAGCGGGAGCGGTAACGTTTTGTGGAGGTGCTGCAAAATTTGCCGATGATTTAGCGTTTGCAACTTTTGACTTCTTCTTAACAGTAGGAACAGCCACTCCTGACATGCCTTTCAGGGCCAAAATCAATCTGTCAATTTCCTTATGAAGACAATTGCAGAAATCGCCCGTTGTTGGCTCGATAGCTTCTGTTTTGGCTGGTTTGCCAATAATATCTTCAAGTTTTCTCGTAACATCTCTCAATGGATCGACAAAAAGATTTTCCTTGGCTGTTTTCTCAAAATCTTTTGTTCTGCCGTAGCCAGCCGTTGCTTGTAATGATTCTGCCTCCTTGGTTACCAATTCTCTTCTTATTTGCTTCTCGGCAATAGCTAAATCTTTAGGTTCATCAACCTTAATGTTTTTTTTCTGCTCTTCCCACTGTTCTTGCATTTCATGTTTGACATTAAGTTTTTCTCTATTAGTCTTAAGTCTTTCCCTATCATTTTTGTAAAACTCTTCCATTGTATATTTAGTTTTATTGCCGCTTGCCAACCTTTCGGGTCCGTGCGTATAAAATAGCAATTGATCCTCTACAGTCCTTGCTTTGATAGCAGCGGGTGAAAGTTCTGGCCTGTTTGCTTTTTGTGCCTCCTTAGCTAATTGTGCGTGTGCTATTGGCAAGAGGGACTTCTTTTCATCTTCCCATTCAGCAGTTCCAGGGATCTTTGTTGCCAACTGAGCGGCTAGTTTTTCAGCAGCAGGAACCATAAGGGCTTCATGCTTTGCATGTTCAGTAAACTCACTCTCACTGGATGACCATTTATCAGGTCTACCAGCCGATTCCCACAATTCTTTTGCTCTCTTCACATAAGGATTCTTTGTCTTTTTCAAAGCATCTAGTATTTCTTCTAGCACTTCTCTGACTTGAATGTCTTCTGTGTAAATCGAGCCTGGCGTTGTTGCTTCATTAGCCATTTTTACTATTGGCTCAAATAGGGTCTTGGCGTTACCTAATGTGAGTGGTCCATTTTCGTCATGTTCAATATTAGGTTTGACTGACTCTTCAGGAGATTTTGGCTCTTTATGAACCCAATCTTTGAGGGAATTAGGGTCAAAGCCACCAATTTTATTCGGATTCCATTCTGTGAATTCTTCAGGTTCAGACGCCTTTGGTGTTGGCTGACGTTGACTTGTGACTTTGCTAAAAATATGCGATATGTTTGATAACCATAGTCTGGCTTCAGTATCTTTTACATTAATAGATTCTTGTTTTGTTGCCATTTCAGCCATTCTTATTATTGGCTCGAATAAATCAGCGATTTCGCTTAATGTTATCGGCATTTCTTTACTAAGCATCTCCTTGATTTCACCCGCTGCACTACTTAATTCCGGCTCAACAGCAACATTATTAGTGCTTGGTATAGTAGGCCTAACCATCGGCAATGCAATCTGAAACTGTGGAACTTCGACTGCCGGTGTAGTTGGAACTTCTATTGGTGCAACCTGTTTCGCTGTATTTTCTTCGGCAATTTGTTTTCGCACCTTGCTGATATAGGTTGCTATTGTGTCTTCCTTCAATTCACCTCTTGTGAATGTCTTCATTCCTTGCTTCAACTCCTCTTGAGTTGCCCCGGCCATAATAAGATCCCTGATATGAGCCAGGTTAGTATTCCCAGCAGCATTACGTTCTCTCTTTTTCGTTGTAGATACTTTCTTCAAAAGTTCGCCAAGTTCGCCAAGGACGGTTGTTTTTTGCTCAGATGCTTCTTGGCTTGCTACACCACCCGTCTTCATCAAAGTTGGTGGTGAAATGGCAAGGCCAGTAGGCATTGGCAATTTTGGAGAAAATCCTGTTGGTTGAACAACAGTATTCGGGGAGCCGTCGAAGTAGCTAAAATTGCCTGTTTTGTTGAAGTCCAACAACTCAGGTAGAATTGGTGTGGCTGTTTTTTCAGGAATGACAACCTCGTCAGGCGTCAGAAGAGTATCTATCTGGCCACTTTGACTTTCTAAGACCCTAGGGGTAGTGTTCATTATCTGGTTATGGACGTAAGAAGGTCCACCGGCAGACATTACTGAATCTCTATTGACAACTACATCACCTTTATGCAGTGATGCTTTCACCTTATCTTCGTAAGGCGGGCCACCAGGCACTACGCCGCCATCTTCGAATCTTAGCCTGTTGTCTTTTACTAAGCTGCCACCTTCATACTCTCCAGCGATCCCACCAACAGTAAGACCTTGAGGTGGCTTTTTACTTCCATTTAGGAATCTGTAAATTTCGGCTGCTACAATTGCAGGCACAAGTCCCTGGCCAGGAATGCTTAAAGGGAAACCAGTTAGCAATCCAGAAAGGAAGGTAATTAACCATCCAGTTCCGGCCCCACCGGCAATAATGCCTTTCGCAGCAACTGGTCCATGTCTTTCTTCAAGTTTTTTGTAAATCCATTCACTTGTTACTTTACTTAAACCCTTGATTTGCTTGATGCCAGGAACATCAGTTGCTTTGTCAACTCTTTCTTTTGTCTTTGTGTACGTGCCTTTTAAGACACCGAGACCAGATAATATGCCAGGGCCTTTTTTTGCTGGTGGTGCTACAGTTGATGGCGACAGATCAACCTTTGGCATCTCGGGCATCTTGATGGTCGGAGCCTCAAATGTCCCAAGCTCAGGAGCGGCAAGGTCAGGAACATTGACGCCGATGTCTGGAGAAGTAAGACCAAGCTCTGAAGCCGTAGAAACTTCTGCCGGTGTAATTGTTGGCGGGACCACATCTCTTGTGAGGCCAGCAGGTATCGGAAGCAATGGTTTGCTTGGGACAGCACCACCTTCAAACATCATGTATCCCTGTGGAACTTGTTCGGTCGATGCTTTTGTCTTTTTGACGCCGTAGTCCTGAATAATTTCGTGAAGGTTTTGTCCAGAAAATGCATATGTATCACGAAGAATAGATTGAATGCTTTCCATTGCCATGTCTTCAGGGATTTCTATTGAGACGACTTCCCCGCCTGGCCCAGCATATTCCTCTGCGTCTCCTTTGTAAGGAGTGAAATACTGCGGCTTGCCTATCTTGTTAAGCCACATCATTTGTTTGTATTGTGGGAATGCTTCTGGCAGTTTGCCGCTTTCGACCCATTCCCTGTAACTATCTTTGATGTTTTCGTGCTGTTCTTGTATCTCTGGAGTGTATCTTTGGAATGGTTGCTTTAAGCCACGATGTAGGGCGACTCTTTTTTCAGCATCAAACACAAACTCAAGGTCATCTGCACGATTGTCGGTTTCATTAAACTCAAATGGCTCAGCAACATCAGGAGTGACAACTTCTCTAGGTGTCAGAGCAACAGGAGCTTGACCAATAGTTCTTTCTAATGTGGCAGGAGCAAAGCCCATTTGGTTGTAAACATGAGAAGGTCCACCAGCACTCATTATCGATGATTTTACGATTCCACCATCTTCATACTCTCCAGTGATCCCGCCGACAGTAAGACCTTGAGGAGTTTTGCCTTTTGCAAGACCAGCAGGCATCGGTAGTTTTGTAGAAACTTCTGTTGTCGGAACATTCAAAGCTTCCGTTAGTGCGGCTGTTTGTTTTGTGCCTTTGAGAGGAATGATTGCTTCGTCATATCTGCCCTCGCCAACATTAACAAGGGTTCCGCCAGCACTCTTTTTGACTATTCCACCTGTAGCTAGTTGTGGAATTTTTAGAGGTTCTACAGAAACTTTGGCCTGTGCGGCTTCACTTTTTACCTTAAGAATAGCTGGTCCATATTCTGGATCAGTAATTAAATTATCGTGTTCGCCAGCTATTACAGCTTCCTTAACGTCTGGATTTTTTTGGATGTATCTGTACCTATCATGCCAATGTTCGTGAATAGCAATTATTTCTTCTGGCGTTACATCTCTATGTAGACCGATATGATGGTTGCCCTTTTGCCACTCGTCTAAGTCGCCATATGGTTTTTCTGCCATTCCGCTTGGGTCTTTTGCTGGAACATGGAACTCAACTATGTTGTGATGTGGATCTGGTGGCTGTGTTGATCCCCATACCAAATCAGGTTCGCCATAGGTGTGGCCTTTTGCCATAGATATTTTGATGCCATCCCGAAGAACGTCATCTGGACTTCCTTTGGTATAGTGATATGCCCTAATGTGACCTTTTGGTATTTCTTGGGTGCCTTTAGGAGGCGGCACTTCTCCTCTCTTATAACCTGAAGGCTTTGCAGATACTTCTGGCATTGTTGGAAGGTCAACTGCTGAAACTTCCTGCTGATTGAGATAATTTTCTGCTTCTATGATTCTATTTTCCAGTTCCTTGGCCATAATCTCATCTGATGATCTGCAAATTTCAAGAACCTTCCGGGACTCTGGCAAGTACCTCTTCATAAACTTAGGAGGATTATTCTTGTAACCTTTCAAATTATCAAATCGGTCTACCATCTTGAGTCGTTTGGCCCTGTCAGAAATACCCTCCATATGTTTCCAGTTAGCAGCATTCTTTTCATCTCTGCTTTTGTCTTTGAATTCTGGACCGCTGCTTGGTTGAGTGAGTTCCCTTACCAGGCTAAGAACTTCTGTGCCGACCTCTTGTTGGATTTTATCTTCGTATTCCTTGACTGACTTTGTTGGAATGGCGACATCTTCAATGACATCATGCAGTAAAGCAGCGGATTCATCTGTTTCTGTCATTCCAGCCATTTCTTTTACTTTATCTCTGACAGCCCTTGGATGAACAATATATGGCAAGTCACCTTCCCACTTGCGTTTTTGTCCTATGCTGCCGTGGGCGGCATCTGCAATGCTATCAGCCTTTTCAACAATTCCACCTTTTTGATATTCTCCAGCAATTCCACCAACAGTAAGACTTTGAGGCAGTATAGAAGCAGGCCGTTTCGTTTGCTGTGCTTTCCCTAAGCTACGGCTTTGAGTTGATACATTGTTATCAAAATAACTGAAGTCACCAGTTCTATTGAACTGCAATAATTCGGAGCGAATTGGAGTGGCTTTTCTTTCAGGAATGACAACTTCTCTAGGTGTCAAAGCAGCAGCAACTTCTTTGCCACTATCGCTTTCTAAAGCCCTAGGGGGAGTGCCCATGATCTTACTATAAACGTGTGAGGGTCCACCAGCAGCCATTACCTTTGGTTCTGAAATGACTGTATCACCTACATTCAAGGTGGCTGGCTGAGTGTCTTTGTGAGTTGGATAGCCAGGAACTATGCCGCCATTGTGGAAACCTAATACTTTATCTTGTTTTTCACGAGCCGGTGGAGGCAATGCAGCTGTATTGCTGTTTATAATACGCCTTGTTGTTAGTTGATTGTCTTTCACTTCTCTTTCTTGTGAATGAACGAAAATAGGATCTTGCTCTCTAGGCTCTGGCATCTCAAAAGCCGTGCTGCTAACAAGAGCTTTCATTGCTTTGTTATCAAATGTTGGCTCAACCGGAACCTGAAGCGTTGTCGGCAGCATATCACTGATATCGTTCATGACCATCAGCATTAACGGCTGAACAATGGGTTTAGGGTCGGGTAATTCATTGATTGCTTGATATTCATAAGGCCGAGCCGTTACTGGTAATAAACCTGGCATGTCATCAGCTAGTTTATATTTCAACATGCTTGTTATAGTGTTAATCGCCGCCTCGATTGGGATGCCAGATGTTACTGGCATAACAGCATTTACGTTGTCGTTAGTAACATTCAATGGCAGTTGCTTATGAACTGTCTTCTTCTCAGGCACTAAGGATTCATAGTCTTGACCAATGAAATCAAACTTGTAAGGTTGAGTTAGGGTAGGCAGTGAATCTAATATTCCATTAGTTGGCTTATACTGATTCAGATTGTCAGTTGCCTCTTCACTTTCTTCTCTGGTCCTTGAACTTTCGATCATATCAGGAGCAAGGCTGTTTGAGACTGCATCAGTACCAACTTGATCTAGTTTTTGGAGAAGCGAAGCAAATCCATTAGACATTATTTCGGCTAGCTTGTTGTCAAACCTTACTGAAGGTGTTTGTGCTTGCATATGTATCGGCATTACTTGTTCACGAACATGGAAAGCTGATTGTAGCTGCTCAGTAACATTCTTTAGTCCATCTTCGATGGCTCTGCTGATTCCAATAGAATCAAATTTGTTTTTGAATTCTTGACGTTTGCCTTTGGGTTCAATGAAAGTTACCGCTTGATTAAGATGATTGCCAGCTTGCTTTACTTCGTCTTTTAAGTTTTTGCCAGTCAGCCTGCTTAATAATTCAAGCACTTTATCGAACTTCTTAAGAAGCTCGGCACTGTTTTCTTCGATTTGTTCTTGGGTTTTATCGCTACCTTTTTGTTCTTCTGACTTACCTTCGACGCCAGGCTTTAATTTCATTTCACCTGTTTCATCTGCATCTTTTATCAATTTATCAAAATCTTCCCAAGTTATGGGTTTGATTTCACGACCTAAATTATCAAGCGGCATAACATTCATCCTTTTTTGACAAAATTAAAGCTTGTCCTGTGTTTGGATTAGGAGTGTCTATATCAGAACAAGCTTTTTCGGCCATTATATGTGACCTACCGCAGGGCAAGCCCTGCGGCTTCCAGCATTCTACGACTTCATCTTGCTTACTTCAACTCCATCGATGTTAGTCAATAAGTTAAAGAAAGTAGAGGATGA